AGTAGTGTTAAATGAAGAAGTAGTCCCAGAACAGGAGATAGAACCCATGTCAGAAGTAACCGTTCCAGCAGTTGAGGCAACAATCCCAACCGCACCAATTTTCGCACAGGCCAAAAAAGAATTCATCTTGCCAAGCGCAGGCGAGTTTATGGCCGCTTACCACATCGGTGGCGACACGTTCAAAAACATGAACGCTGCAGTAGCCGAGTACAGCGCGTCAAAGCGCACCGCATTGCAGGCAGCTGCAGGTGACGTGCTCACGACTGACACACCTGGTCTTTTGCCAGTTCCAGTTCTTGGGCCATTGGTTCAAGACCTCAACTTCTTGCGTCCAGTAGTCGATGCTGTTGGTGCTCGCGCTTACCCAGACAGCGGACAGTCAAAGACCTTTATTCGTCCAACCATCACCACGCACACAAGCGTTGCATCACAGTCAACAGAATTGTCTGCAGTATCTGCAACAACGATGGTGATTGCAAGCAACTCTGTTACGAAGACCACGCTTGCTGGTCAAGTAACGCTGTCTGTTCAGGACATTGATTTTACAAACCCTGCAGCAATGCAGTTGATTTTGAATGACCTGATGGGCGAATACATGATCGCTTCTGACAACTTGGCTGCAGACAACTTGCTTGCAGCAGCAAACTCGTCTGGCGTATGGGACGGCACCGTAGCTGACTTGTTGAAGTCGGTTTACGACTCAGCTGTTGACATTTCAACAAACCGCAACTGGACACCTACCCACATGTTCGTAAGCCCAGACGTATGGGGTCAACTTGGACAGCTTGCCGACACAACTGGACGTCCAGTATTCCCATTCATTGGCGCTGGACTAACCGGTCAGAACGCTCTTGGAGATGCAAGCGCATCATCATGGAACGGCAACCCACTTGGCTTGCAGTTGGTAGTTGACAGTAACTTTGCTGCTAAGACCATGGTCATCACTCGCGTTGGTCAAGGCCAAGGCGATGCGTACGAGTTCTACGAATCAATCCGTGGTTTGCAATCATTTGAGAACCCAGCAAACTTGGGTCGCAACATGAGCTTCTATGGTTATGTTTCAACCTTTGCAGCAATCGGCGGAATGATTCGCAAGATTACCCAGGCCTAGTCGAGAGCGGAGCTACCGCTCATGGCTACATACACAGTTACTAATAAGTACCTGATTGATAACTTTGCCGTACTGCAACTTCTGACCCCATCGGAGATTGCAGTCGGCAGTTCAATTACGGTTGCTGGAGTTGACGCAACATTTAACGGCACTTACTCGGTGCGCGCATTGCCACAGTATTTGTTTTTGGGTATTGATACCGAAGGCGATTTGCTTTACGACTATCAGGTGCCGATCGCCGATCAGGTGCTTTATGCCAAGACCGCAAGCGATGTCGAGCGTGTCGCAGCGTCTGGGACTGTTGCCAACGACCCTGTTTGCACATGGGTGACGGCCGCGCAAGTCATGTCTTACCTTGGCATCACGATTGCGAACCCGTCTGACGATTATACGTTGCTCACGCAATCCGTATCGGCTGGCAACCAATTCTGTTATCGCAGGCGTCAGGAATCGGGCTATATCGACTCCCTAACGACCTCACCAGGCGGTGACGCAACATTGGGCACCCTGATGTATTGCGCCGCTCTATGGCGCTCTAGGGGCTCAATAGAGGCAACGTACGCCACGTTTGACGGCATGGGCTCGGCACCACAGCAAAGCTTGACCCCGATCGTGAAACAGCTCTTGGGCATCCCTCGTCCAGCGGTTGCCTGATGGCCTACACCGACCTATTCAACGAAGCAATTGATGACGTCACCGCAACGCTAACCGCAGTCACTTCTTTGCGCGTTGTCAACGACCCAACAAAACTTGCACCTAATTGCGTGTACTTGGATGCACCAAGTTTCACCACGTTTGCAGGCAACGGCAACATCGTGCGCATGGAGTTTCCAATTAAGGTCATTGGCTCTGGGCCTGCAGGTCTGCCGGTACTCCGCTCAATTTTGAGCATTGCTGCAACCGTGCTTGGCTCGTCAATCATTGTTATGGCTGGCCGTCCGTCAAGCCTTGAGATCGGTGGCGCGTTATATCCGTGCTACGACCTTGATTGCGCTATCCAAGCCCAGACCGCATAATCCACAACTAAGCAACACGAATCATCTACTATCAAGAAAGAACTTAAGGAGCAATCATGGCAACTAGCACGTATCTCTCTAACCCAGTAGTCAAAGTCGGCACAACCCTTGTCGGCATTGTTGACATTACCGATCAGGTCTCCGCAGCAACATTGACTGTTACTGCAGAAGCACTCGAAGACACCGCATTTGGCTCCACGTCGCGCACAATGACAGCAGGCCTGTTCAGCAACTCACTTACCTTGACGGTGTACGCATCGTATGCAGCGTCAGAGTCGTACGCAGTTCTTGCACCATTGCTTGGCACCAAGTGCTATGTCAAAGTCAACCCAACTACTGGCTCGGACGGGGCAACTAACCCTGGCTTTGTTCTAAGCGAAACCTACTTGTCAAGCATTCCTGTAATTAACGCCAACCTTGGTGAACTCTCTACCTTTGACATTGAGTTCCAAGGTGGCACATACAGCGTTGACGTCACACCGTAATTAACGGCTCCAAGCCGACATAGGAGAACAAATGAAAATCAAGTTGCAGTTAAAGCGCACCGCCGATAGCGCGCCCGAGTACTACTACACAAACCTGTTTGTGGTTACCGAATGGGAACGCCTAGAGCGACGCAACATTCAACAACTCTCGGCAAACCCGTTGTATTCGGATTACGCCTGTTGGATGCACACCATCCTTAAAATCAAAGGCGAACAAGTTGGCGACAACTGGCGTGAATGGCTAAGCAAAAACCCTGACATCGACATTCTGCCGGTACTGGACGAGACAGACCCAAACCCTACGGACGCGGCACCTACCGCCGCCAACTAGCAGAGGTACTCGTCGCGGTCGGTTGGTGGCCTAGCGACATAGCGTTTGACTCACGGGACTTAGCAACAGTTATTAAAGTGCTTAACGAGGCAAACAAAAAACGGAGATGACGTGGCAGAGGTATCGGCAAAGATTGAGATCGTCGGGCTTAAAGATGCCTTAAAGACGCTCAACAAAATTGACAAATCCTTGCGCCGCGAAATTACAAAGGACTACAAGAAAATTGTCCAGCCTGTCATTGACGATGCAAACAACCTTGTCCCATCCTCGGCACCGCTATCTGGTATGGCGCGCAACTGGTCAACTAAATCAGGGTTCAAGATGCTGCCATGGGTGCCAGGCTTTAAGCAGAAGATTGCTGCCAAGATCAACACCCGCAACATAAAAGAATACGGTGGTAACAAGACAAACGTAGGTACCTTCGTAATTCAATGGAAGGGCGCTACTGGCACCATGTTTGACACGTCTATGTCGGGCGCGCTTGGTCGAGCGTTGACTTCCCGTTATGGAGACCGTTCGCGAGTAATGTGGAAGGCGTACGAGCAACGCCAGAACGATGTCATGTCCGAGATGGAAAAGTTGGTTAAGCGCGTCATGGACGAAGCAAACAGGAAGAACGCGTAATGGCAATCAACATCCCGATCATCAGCGAGTTTGACGGCAAGGGCATTAAGAAGGCGATTCGAGAATTCCAACAACTTGAAGGCGCAGGCGAGAAAGCCCAGTTTGCTATTAAGAAGGCTGCCGTTCCTGCAGCTGCCGCGCTCGCAGGTTTAGCCGTTGTACTTGGCGACGCCACAAAGGCAGCAATGGAAGACCAGCAAGAGCAGGCCGCTTTAGCGCTTACTTTGCAAAATGTGACTGGCGCTGGTGCTGCACAGACCGCCCAGATTGAAGATCAAATTACGGCAATGAGTCGAGCGTCCGGCATTGCTGACACCCAATATCGTAAATCTTTGGAAGCATTAGTGCGCGGTACTAAAGACGTTGACATGGCTATGAAGGACATGAACCTTGTCATGGACATCAGCACAGCGCTACAAATGGATAGCACCACGGTCGCTGACGCTTTGGCTAAGGCGTATCAAGGCAACTTTAAGGCGCTTCGCACATTGTCTCCAGAAATGGCAACAATGATTAAAGAGGGCGCAACGCTTGACGAAGTTATGAACGTGCTTGGCGGAACCTTTGGCGGTGCTGTTGCAAAGAATGCCGAGACCGCTGCAGGCAAAATGGCCATTCTTAAAAATTCCATTGGCGAAACTAAAGAGTCAATCGGCGCCGCGCTTATTCCAGTAATTGAAGCTGGTTTACCAATTTTACAAAAGTTTGCAGACTGGGCACAAAATAACCCGCAAGCATTTACACGTATTGCAGGCGCTATCGGCGCGGTTGCTGTTTCAATCGTGGCAGTAAACATTGCCATGGCCACCAACCCGTTAGTGATTGCGGCTGCCGGAGTAATTGCTATGGCTGTTGCCTACAACAAATTGTCGGACGCTATGGACAGGATGAACTCAATAGGCGGATTCGCTGCACGACTAATTGGTGGCGCTGTATTTCCAGTTGTTGGCCATGTTGCAGACATCCTTGAAGGATTGCCAGATTTAGGCAATTTGCTAAATAGTGGAAACATGCCAACACCTGGTCAAATGAATATTCCGCGCATGGCCGAGGGTGGCATTGTAAGCTCCCCTACTCTTGCCCTGATCGGCGAAGCAGGCCCAGAAGCCGTAGTGCCGTTAGACCGCATGAATACTGGCGGGGGAGTGACCGTCAACGTGACTGGCGGGCTCTCGACTAGCGCAGAGATTGGTCAAGCCGTGGTCAACGCGTTGCGCGCCTACTCACGGAGTGCAGGGCCGTTGGCTCTGAACATTGCCTAATGCCCGGCACAGCTGTAGTTGATTCAGGTAACTATGACCTGCAGATCGCCACAGGCTTTATTCAAGACGGATTTACGCTTGACTCAGCAACCAAAGGCATCTTAGATAACACCCAATTTGTGCTGGACGGTACAACCGAGTTCGCAAGCGTTATGGACTCAGTAACCACGATCACAGCCAAGCGCGGCAGGCGCGACATTGGCGACACATTCAGCGCGGGCACAATGACATTCACCATTCAAGACGTGGACGGCGTGTTCAACCCGTTTGACGAAAACAGCCCGTATTACGATACCGCCGAATCACAGCCTGGTCTTGCTCCAATGCGTCAGGTCAAGTTGATTCGATACAGCGCTACCGATGTTCCTGAATTGTTGTACTCGGGTTATGTCGTCAACTACGACTACAACTTTGCGCTCGGCGGTCTTGACACCGTGACCGTGTATTGCGCTGACCAGTTCTATCTGTTATCGCAAACCTACTTAGACGCCTACAACCCAAGCGCCGAATTGTCAGGTGCTCGGATCAACACCATTCTTAGCCTGCCAGAAGTGAACTTCCCGCTTGCGTCGCGCGATATTGCCACAGGCACCGTGGAACTAGGCCATGACTCGTCTTACAACGTTGCAGCGGGAACAAACGTGTTGCAGTACATATCGCAGATCAATGACACCGCAGAATTTGGCAGATTGTTCATGTCACGCGCGGGGATCTTGACCTTCGAGCCGCGTGTGGGAACTACCTTGTCTGGCTCGGTTGCCGATTTCCATGACGACGGCACAAATTACAAATACCGTGGCGTAGGCATTTCGTTTGAGGCGGACTCTGTAATCAATAGAAGCGTTGTCACAGGGCTAAACGGCACCACGTCAACCGCATCGGATACCACGTCAATTGCCCAATACTTTATTCAGACAAGCAGCATCACAAACAGCCTTTTGCACGAAGCAGGGTCAATTGCAACCGCCGCATCATACCTGCTCAACCCGCAACCAGAAGCACGATACACATCAGTAGAAACCGCGTTCCTGATGCTGACCACAGCCCAAAAAGACACCCTTGCAACGGTGGACATTGGCGACACGATCACCATAGAAAAGACATTCCCTAGCGGTGCTGGCACGACTCAGTTGGCGCAAGAGTTGTCAATTGAGGGCATCGAGCATTATCTGGACTTTGCTACAGGCCACCGTGTGCTGTACTCAACCGCGCCGACCACGATCGTCTTTGAGCTGATTTTGGACGATGCGCTGTATGGCACCATTGACGAACAAAATGTTTTAGGATAGGAGCACTATGACTACGCCGTACCCGTTTGTTGCCGGTCAAGTATTGACGGCCGCGCAACTCAACGACATCCAAAATCTGCCGATCTCGGACAAAACCACGTCGTATACGTTGGTCGTTGCTGACGCTTATAAGCGCACAATGATGAACTCGGCAAGCGCGACAACGATCACGGTTAACAACAGCATCTTTACCGTTGGCGACGTCATCCAAGTCGCAAACAAAGGCGCAGGCACCTGCACGATCACAGCTGGCGCTGGCGTAACAATTAACACATCGGGTTCACTTGCTTTGGCGCAATACGGGGGCGGCTATTTGCTTTGTTTGTCGGCGTCAACTTTTACTTTTTTTAATTTAGGGACTACGGGCTACGGCTCGGCCACAGGCGGCTCATCCTCGAGCATCACGGTTGGCGGCGTCGCTTACACACTTTTAACTTTTACAACCGACGGAACTCTTACAGTTTCACGCGCAGGAAAGTTCGACATTTTTGCTGTTGGCGGCGGTGGTGGCGGTGGTTCACTTGCTGGTGGTGGTGGTGGTGGTGGAATTATGCAAGCCACAATTGAATTGGCTGCAACTACTTACTCGGTTGCAATCGGTGTCGGTGGCCCAGGTGGTGCCGGTGCTTCAAGCAACCAAGGCGGCTACAATGGTTCACCAAGCGGTCTTGCATCAATCGCAGCAGGTGGCGGCGGCGGCGGTAGTCAACAAAGCACAAACGGCAAAAACGGTGGTTGTGGCGGCGGCGGCGGTAACCGCGTAAGCACAGGCGGTCTTGGATTCCCATTGCAAGGTTCTAATGGCGGCAACGGCGCTGGTGGTACTCAAGTTGGTGGCGGTGGTGGTGGTGGTGCGTCAGCAGTTGGTGCAAACGGAGTAACTAGCACAGGTGGCAACGGTGGTGCAGGTCTTAGCGCAAGCACATTTACAGGCGGAAGCATTACAACTACCTACAGCGGTGGCGGTGGTGGTGGCGGAACTACTGGCGGAACAGGCACAGACGGCGGTGGAAACGGAACAGACGCAGGCACAGCAGGCTCAGGCACAGCAGGACGCGGTGGCGGTGGCGGTGGTGCAAACTCAGGAACACCAGGTGCAGGCGGTAGTGGAATCGTGTATATAAGGTTTAAGTCATGATCACTTATTTTGCACAACTAGACGACAACAAACGAGTGCTTGCAGTTCACGCTGTGACACAAGAGTTCATCGACGAAAACCCAGACCGTTATCCAGGAACATGGGTAGAAACATTTCAAGACGTTGAAGGCAAAACATATGCAGGAGTTGGTTACACGTACAACGCAAAAACCAAAGATTTTACGGCTCCAGTAGTCGAGTAATGAAATGGATTCTCAGGTCGTGGTGGCTCTTGTCGGTGGTGGCTTCGCTGTATTGGTGGCGCTCATTAGCAAAATCGGCAGCGACAACAAAAAAGACCACGGCGAAGTACACCGCACACTTGGCCGAATAGAAGAAAAGATAGACAACCATGTTGAAAATCACTAACAAAGACAAAGCAATGTTTGCCAGTTACCTGCGTTCAGTCGTAGGCGCGCTGATCGCTGTTTACTCGACAGGCACCACAGACCCGCGTGACTATGGCAAGGGTGCAATCGCAGCAATCATCCCACCATTGCTCCGCTGGGTAAACCCTAAAGACGCAGGCTTCGGGCGTGGCGACAGCCAAAGCTAACCCCAACGCAAGGCCATACACAGGCAACAGCGACGGCGCATCAGCAGGCCCACGTGCCGGCATGAACGAATGGATAAAGCAAGCAATCGCAGCATCAAACAACGCTGTTTGGAATAACGGGTCTTGGGGTGTGCGCGACATGCGCGGCAACCCAGGCTCATTGTCAGTTCACGCAACTGGCAGAGCTGTTGACTTGTCGTATCGCAAAACAGAAAAACACGCAGAAGCAAACCGTAAAGGCGCAGTCTCATTTATTGACGTAGTAGTTGCTAACGCAAACACGCTTGGCGTCGAGTGCATCCTTGACTATTTCCCTGCACCATACGGTCGCGCATGGCGTTGCGATCGTCAAGCATGGAAAAAGTACAGCAAGCCAACTATCCACGGTGCACCAGGTGGCGACTGGTTCCACGTCGAGATCACACCGCAAGCCGCCGATTCGGTGATCTTTGTAAAAGCCGCATTCTTAAAGGTGTTCGGGGAAATCCCACCTAAAGCGTGACCCATCCCCTATGGTCGGATTACCGACAAAAGGACAGGCGATGACTGAACCACAGATCTTTGACTACAGCGTCTACATAGGCGTGATGGATAACGGGCAAGAGATCCTCGTGCAAATCTTCACAGACCCAGAATCGGGCAAATACTTACAAGGACAAATCGCATTCAGATCGCACGCTTCATCTTGGGGCGTGCCCATACCTTTGGAGAAAAGATGAACTATTTAGCAGAGAAAATCATTGGGCTAGTGCTTTGTACGGTTTTTGGGGTTACGGCGCTCACAGGGGCTCCTAGCGCGTCTAGCGACCCATCTGGCACCATCGCCTTGGCACCGATAAGCGTCCAGCCGTACCTAATTGAGCCGACCACGACCACCAGTTCCACAATCTACATTGACCCATACACGTCGGCTTGTGAACAGTTCAGCGCGCTAGCCGTCAACCTCGGCTGGCCTGCAGATCAACGCACCGTGCTGGAGTCAATCATGAAGCGCGAAAGCAACTGCACGCCTAACGCAATTAATCGCAAAGACCCGTTTGGCGGCTCACGTGGGCTACTCCAAATCAACGGCTCCTGGCACAAATGGTTGACCGCCAAAGGAATCATCACAAAACCTGCAGATCTGTTACAGGCTCAAACTAACTTGCTCGCAGGTTTAGAAATATACAACTACGGGGTCGAGCGCTACGGGTTCGGCTGGGGGCCATGGAGCGTGAAATGAGCGAAGGTGTTGCATGGAATCAAGGCGAATTATCAGAAGAAACCCGACGAATGGTATTGGAGCAAATGATGACAATTAAACACGACATGGCAATCTTTAATTTGATTAACGAAATTGCAGACATAAGCACTAACCCGCATGCAAGCATCATTCAACGTCTTAAAGGCATGAAGAACTCGTTGTCATTAGAAGACCCGATGCCATTACACGATGTGACTACACTCGACTTAGCAATCAAAGCATTACAAGCACATTCCTAACCGACAAGGAGATTCCGACAATGAAAACCTGCACGATCTGCAAAGAACAAATTGCCTACCCAGAGATAACAGGCAAAACACATTTCGTCTGTGATGGCCGTGTACCGGCACGCAAGAACGCACCATTTATTGAGGGCATGTTGGCATCGCAATCGTCAGCCGATGCGCGTTGGACAAAACCTGAACAAAATCAAGTTGATGCTGCGATCTTGCACGTTGCGCGCACTAAAGGGTTTTTCACATCTGACGATATTTGGAAGCACCTGGGCGATCAGTTCCCTGTTACCAAGGGCATCGCTGGACGACTAAACGCAGCTGCGCGTCGTGGCATTATCCGCAACACAGGCGAACTCGCTTACGCAAACCGCGGTGGCGCGCATGACCATGCACAGCGCCTATCTGTTTGGGCGGGCATTTAATGGGCTTTGACCTAAGCAATTACGAAACCGTAGAACAGCGTCTAGTCAGGTTCTGGGTTGCATATCCAAACGGGCGTGTTTATACGTGCATGATGAACTACACAGGCGATGCGTGCGTGTTCTATGCAGAGCTGTACGCCGATAAAGAAGACAAGGTGCCAGTTGCTACGGGCTATGCAGAAGAAGTCAAAAGCGACCGCGGTGTCAACGCAACGTCATTTGTAGAAAACTGTGAAACCAGCGCCATTGGTCGCGCAATAGCCAACTGCCCGCTGCAAGCGCCTGCAAGTGGCCCAAGACCGTCACGCAATGAGATGCAAAAGGTTGAGCGCCTAACCACATCACCACAACCGCAAGAGCACATACCCCGCGGTGCTTTTGCCACACCTAAGCAAATTGGTTATATCAAGAAACTGGCTAAAGACGGTGGATTTGATGACCTGCGATTGCTGGAACTTATCCAGCGCACGTTGGACAGCGACGAAGCGGTCTTAGAGCTGCTCAAATCACACGAAGCATCAAAGATTATTGAGGTGCTTAAGTGAGTTACGTGGCATTCAACATTATCGGAATCATTATGGGCGTTTGGGCAACTGTACTTGTCTGCATGTGGCAAGGCAAAAAATGAAACTTGACCCAAAGATCAGCGAAGGCGATTTTAAGGACATGGTGATCAGCGTCGCCAAACGTTACGGCTGGCTAGTGCATCACGATCTGCCGGCACAGAACAGTCGAGGACGCTGGATGACCAACGTGCAAGGCGATGTTGGGTTTCCTGATCTGTTCATGGTGCACCCATTCCAAGGCGGCAGGCCATTAATTATTGAGTTAAAAGCAGAGAAGGGCAAGTTGACGCCTGGACAAAAGATTTGGTTAAACGCTTGTGAGATGGCTGGCTGTCATGCAGCGGTTTGGAAGCCCAGCGACATGGAGTACATTCTCTACACCCTTAGCAATCCGAAAGCATAGGAGCAAACATGAATAATCAAAACATTGAAGCGATGATTCACAAGATGCGCGCCATATTCCCATCTCAACAAATATCGTTTAATGCAGTTATTGAACATTGGCAAGATGATGGGTTTCTGCAGGCCGCAACGCCTGATGAAGCGCGAAAAGCAATGCCATTAGTCGAAGCATTGGGAAAGTTCCCATCATTGCCTCAAATGCGCGACATGATACGCAAAGCTAATGAGAAAAATGTTCAAGAAAATAAGTGTAAAGATTGTGACGGTAATCGCTGGTTAACGGGTATTGACTTAATGCTTGTTGATGCTTCAGCAGACCCAAAGTTGCAATACAAAATGGTGGCACAGCCTTACAGCGCGAGAGTACGATCAATGGACCACAAGTATTCATACGTGACGCGCTGCAAGTGTTCACCAATGTAAGCAAATAACAATTGGCTAGTAGCAGGTGTGTGCCTCGGTCGCATGAGGTGGGCAGTAAACAGGGGAACCTGGGTAGACGGTCGCGCCTTGAATCATGCAAGACGAAATGCTTTGGGCAATGCGACTGGGCGATCAGTAAACAGACTGATGAGGTAAATGCAATTGGGTTCTGGGATGGGCAATCCAGAGGGTGGAGCATTCACACATCTATTGACATACAGATGACATACAGTTGATAAACAAACATCCCCCCCCCCGACAAGGCACAACGATGACACGCAAACTCACAGAACACGACACAACGATTTACAAGCAAGCACGCGCTGAACTACTACGCGACTCACCCATCTGCCATTGGTGCAAACGAAACACCGCAACAGAACTAGATCATCTTGTTGAAAGTGACAAAGGTGGCACGCTCGAGGATGGTTACGTCGCGTCATGCAAGAGTTGTAACTCTGCGCGCGGAGCAACATACCGAAACAAAAAACTAGCCAACGCAAAACAAAACCGTGAAAAAGCAATAAACGATTTTTTATACAGCTCCGAGATGCCCCCGAGCCCCATCCAACAATTTGTCGCAAAAGGCCCGAACCAGCCTGAACCAGCGGTAACTGGCCATGACCAGCCGAGACTGGAAACTATGGTTCCTGACCATGCCGGCTCACTAGCTGGACTTGTGGGGGACATGGCTAAGAAGGTGCTGCAGATTGATTTGATGCCTTGGCAAATGCATGCTCTTGAGGGAATGCTTGCGGTTGACGCTGATAACAAGTTTGTGCATCGCTCGAGCCTTGTGTCGGTTGCGCGTCAGAACGGCAAGACCACGATCATTCAAGCGCTGATCCTGTTTTGGCTTGTGGAGATGCCCAAGATACGTGGCGGTAAACAGACCGTGGTATCTGGCGCGCACAGACTTGATCTTGCGTGCTTGCTCTTTGATGATCTTGCACCAATTCTTGAAGAGTACTACGGCGCAAAGATTGTCAAGTCTTACGGTCGTTATCAGGCAACTATGCCGGACGGCTCGAAGTGGTGGGTCAAAGCCCTCAAGCCGAACCAAGGCCACGGCATGAGCATTGATCTAGTCGTCGTGGACGAGTTATTCGATGTGAATCCCGAATCCGTTGAGGGCGGTCTGTTGCCTGCTCAACGCGCCCGAAAGAATCCTTTAGCGTGCTTCTTCAGCACAGCCGGCACCGAAGAATCGGTCCTCTTCCAACGCTGGCGAGAAGCCGGGATCCGCGCAATAGACAAAGGCGAACCGTCCTCGATGTATATGGCCGAGTGGAGTCCACCGCCTCACGCCGATCCGCTCTCCGGTCCGAGCACTTGGGCTTGGGGAAACCCAGCGCTCGGTTACACGCTAGACATGGACACAATCAAGCAAGAGTCAACAAACCCTGATCGCGCATCGTTCTTGCGCGCATCTCTAAACCTTTGGGTAAGTGTTGTGCGCGGATGGATTGAGCCAGGGCGCTGGCCGTCATTGGAATACCACGGGGATATCCCTAGCGGTGGGGTCGTAGCCATTGAATCGTCGCTGGACGATTCTCGATACAGCGCGACTAGATGCGTCAACTTGTCTGACGGTCGTGTGCTTGTCACCGTGGCGTTTATCGCCGAGTCAATTACAGAGCTGTGGGAGAACGTGCAAGAACTTGCCAAAGACCCCACGATCAGGTTTGCCTTGTCGCCGACCGTGGACGCGACGTGCCCACCGAACATTGAGCGCCGCCGAGTTGTTGTTGGATACGCCGAACTTGGACGGTTTACACCGCTTGCCAAGAACATGATTGCCGAAGCGCGACTATTGCACACGGGAGAAAAACTGTTGGCAGAACATGTCCAGCGCGCCGTTGCTGTTCGCACCGACAACACAATCGTGCTGTCCTCCAAGCGTTCGCCTGGGCCGATCGAGTTAGCACGAACAATGGTTTGGGGAATTGGCATGTGTGCGCGACCAGTCCACTCGGGTAAACCCATGCTCGTGGCCGTTAACCACTAACATTCTCGTCGGCGACCGCACGCTCTAGCCTTTTGTCGGAATCGGATTAGTCACGTGCGGTTGCCACCTATATGGCAGAGTGGTAACTAT